AATGCATAGCATCCGGCCTAAAGACTTTATGAACATAGTACCCAGAGTCTCCGTCAAATGTTATTGCCCTTTGATTTAAATCTACTGGTAGTGCCTTATTCTTTTTGAAAGTAGTCTCGTGCATTATGTTAGTTTCTTCTTTATCTAAAGAATAACAATGGTAAGACAGATATTGACCTTGCTCTATCTTGGAGGCCCTTTCAATTACATCTCCAAAATGGAAACATTCTGGATTTTGTATAATGATTACATCCCCAGATGCAATGCCAAACCCCTTATTGTAAGGAATACATGGATTTATATGATTCTTATCTTCGGGAGATATTCTATGTAGAATTATTTTTAAATTAAAATCTTCGATAACATCTTCGAGACGTTCCTCTTCGGAGCTTGCATCGTCAACTATAACTATCTCAAAATTTTCATAATCAGTATACTCCTCAATAGTCTGTAGAGTCTTCAATAAAAGATTTTTCCTATTGTAATAGGCCATTACAACTGATACTTTTCTCACTTCACTACCTCTGCCTTGCGTAATAGATTAAGATATACATCTCTAAGCTTATCTTTTCCATAGGAATAATGAACGGCTAGATTATGGGATTTATTAAATTCACTTTGCCTTTTGTTGTATGAGGCATGCCTATCGAGAACATATTGAAGATTAATATACTTATAATGATACATAAGTATTTCTGTGTCAGTAGATTCGACAACACCAGGGACTCCTCTAAGTAAACCTTCCCCATGTTGGGGGTGGCATCCAAAAGACCACTTTATATCAAGAGTGGGGTCAAAAATACAACGCTTACTATAAGACAAGTCTTTAGCTCCCTTTGTAATTTTAAATATGTCTAGATTACTTTCATCTTCCCCCACCATGTTATAACCTTGGACTTTTGGTAAAGTAATTCCTTTTTGTTTATACTTTTCTAAACAAGAAACCAAGGAATCTACACCATCTTTGTGAGAGTAAAACTCGTCTGAGTCCGCGACAATCACCCAATCAAAGCCCTCTCTATCTTTTTTGTAGCAGTTTTGTTTAATCTCAAGGTAGCACTGATCGTTCAAGCCACCACCAGGAGCTTCCCAAGAAATTACCTCGCAACCATTATCAAGAGCAATTTGCTTTGTATTGTCAGTAGACATATTATCGTAAATGACAATCTTATCGCAAAACTTCTTGTAGTGTTCGATAAAATGAGGAAGTATTATCTCTTCGTTATATGCTAACGCATAACAGGCTATTTTCATAAGTGTTCTCCTAATATTTTTGAAGAGTATATAGCTCCTAAGTTCTCTCTAACAAATCTTGGATACATCTCCCCGTCCGCTGCGAAAGATTTATCTTTCCATCCCCCATAATAATCCCATCGAATTCTCTTCATTACTAACTGCATACAGTCAATACAATTTTTCTGAACAGGGTACCCTGGGAGGATCATATCGACCTCTCCAGCTAAAGACTCATCTCTCATTAAGTTAAATCCATCTGATGTTTGTCCTCTCAGGTAAATCGGGTATATAAGTATATCTTTACTGTCCCACCATGGAATTCTTTTAAGTTTTATGGGATCCTCTGAAAGTCTGTTAAGTTCTTCCAACGCAAAGTCGTATAACTTATTATCACAATTCAATATTATAAGATATTCTCCCTTAGATTGAGATATTCCCATGTCCCTTAAGCTATGGCCCCAATCGTTGTACCTAATTGAAGTCTCCTCATAAGACAACTTAAAACTTCTTTCCAGTAGAAGTGAGTTCGTTTCGGGGTTTGGACCGTCGTGAATTAAGATGACCTCAAAGTTCTTAAAGCTTTGGCTTTCAAAAGAATCTAAGAGAGAGTTCACTTCTTTAATACTAGCAGACTCATGGTAGTAGGGTATTACAATTGAGAATTTGAATTCATAGTTTTGAATACTGTCAAGATGCTTCATATAATTGTGAAACTCTATAAGGACAATATGTGCAAATGATTTAGAAGATATTGAAAGAACTCCATTATCTTTTATGTTAGGAACTAATCCAACCTTACCTTCATTCAACAGACAGTTCTGAAACAACCAGTCATCCCCAAAGTAAATTTTAAGGTCCTCTGGTATCGTAGCGTAGTCTTTTTTGTTTATATAGAAAGCACAACCAAAGCCATCAGGTCTTTTAGTTATACTCACTACTTCTGTTGCCTGTTTGTCGGGGTTAACAGCTAACATTGCGTAGTCATCCTTTAGTTCTATGACTTTATTTAGAAACTCTAAGTCAAATATGTAATCATCGTTTATAACTAAAACATCATCATTGCTGGCGTGAGCAACCCCAATATTCCAAGCAGGATTGACCCCAATGTTGGAGGACATCTGTAGTATTTTTACTTTTGAAAGATGGCTGAGATCTAATCTATTCTTGGAGTTTGATATTATTACTATCTCATCTACTAATTCACAACCATGCAACTTCTCTAAAGTAGACTTAAAAAAGTCTACCAACCACAGTGTTGGTATTACTATGCTTAATTTTTTATAAGCTTTTTCCATGATTCTAGTATTTTTTCATCATTCCAGTATTCAGCTTGAGGGTCATTTCCTTCATCTCCATGATAGTTCACGTTAGCATACTTACACTCCGCTTTTATAAGATTAAACGTCTCTATCTTAGGGGAGTGATATACGTCCGTGACAGTATCATATACAGCTTTCATATCGCTTGAAATGCCCCTGTAAGAGACTTTCTCGCCTAAAAGGGGCAGAACCTCTATAGAAAAGTAACCGCCGTCACTGATGATACCATAAATTCTGATGTCATCATGCCCTTCCTCTAAAGCTCTCTGTATAGACTTATGAACCCTTTTGTTTTGGTCAATACTCCCAATGATGGCAGCAACTTTTTTAAGTTTTAACGAAGGAGTATACTTTGTAACAACATTAGGAATTACGGTCCCTTCAACACCCTGCCACTTCTTTTGGAAGTCAGAGACAAAGTGAACAGCGTCATGCTTCAGACCTTCTACTTTATTTATTGGAAAGATTTCAGTCTCATGGCAAGAAAGTATCATCTTAGCACATCGGCTATTTGGAGGCTTCCTGAAGTGATAGATCACGGTATCATCAGTGTTAATTAAAGGCTCTTCTCTTTTAAATGCACACTTGATACCCGCCCATTCGTGAGGGCCGTAAAGACAAGCCTTCATCCCGTTGGCGTTAAACAGATTAACGAGATTGCTAAATGCCACGGTACTACCCCCTGGCCCAGTGAATCCACTAAGTATTCTAATCACTTATCTTATGTCCTGTGTCTTTTATTGCTTGCATGTAAAGGTCGTATCTCAACTGGGAGTTCTTTCTTCCATCAAACAAGTCTTTAGTTCTGTCGTGAAGATTTTGTCCTAACTCCATTCGATGTTTCTTATCTTTGCATAGCTTAGTAAGAATTTTAACCCACTCTGACTTAGGGGCATCCGGGTCGAGAAGATACCCAGTCTCACCATTGATAATAGTCTCACTGTAACACCCTACATTGCTCGCTACTAGAGGTATTTTATACCTAGAGCATTCAGCCACTTTAATGTCAGACTTGGAGTCGTTAAAATCATTGGCTTCCAGAGGGGCTATAGCAACGTCCATATTCGCGTAGTAAACGCCGTAAGCGTCAGGAGGTAGTGCATAGTGTATTTGATAGTTTTTGTTCCCCTTGAAGCCTCTCAGGAGGCTCTGCATGTATTCAGGCCAGACCTTAGCCTCCCAAGAATCCTTAGGCTTGTTAGCGTCGGGAGGAGGATGACCATAAAAGTCCCATTTCACATTTTCTTTGCCCACCTTTTGATTTACTAAGTGAGGGATACTACTAAAAACTTTAACATCGTTTCTATGGTGAATACCCGCAGCGTATCCTACCCTAGTATGCTTAGACTTTGTCCTAGGATGATTCCACGCAGGTAAAGTGTAATCTAAAGTATTCTTTACGATAGCTAAACATTTTCCTATGTAAGGTTTAATTCTCTCCGCGAACCTAGCCTGGGTAACCGTCACTAAATGAGAGTTTGCATAAACAAACTTTGTGATATCCGCTAGCTTATTTTCCTTGTACACATCATAAAGATGGTGACCCTTATACAGGTCCGTTAAAAGATCGTCAGTGTCGAAGTGCATGAACTTCCCAAGCTCTAAAGCTATACCACACACTCTAGCAGTGTAAGGACCACCCCACTTCAAGATGTTTGCCATGAAGACGATATCGGCCCAGTTCATGTCATCAAGCTTATCTGAAGGAGGCATCGACCCCGAACTAGGGTCTAAGTCTAGGGGGTTGTCCGTATACCTCACTTCTACCTTATCACTTAGCTCCTCAGACATCATCTTCATTGGAGATAGTTGTCGATAGTAGCTACAGCCCCCGTGATTTGCATACACAACTAGGATCTTTAACTTGCGGTTTAATTCCATAGAACTGTATTATAGCCCTGTAAATATAGGTATAAAAAAACAGGAGGCAGGCTTATAAACCCACCCCCTGTTTAGCTATCTAACCCCAAGATAACTACTCGGTCTCTTCTTCCTCTGCTTCCCATTCTTCGTCTTCTTCTTCAAAGACTTCCTTTGTGGATTCTGAACTATGGGCTAACCCCAATGCACTTGCCATCGAAACCAATGCGTCCTTCACTTCCACCTTACCATTCAAAGGTGCCACAGACTTTAGAGCGTTACCATAGTGCTTCCTCTTTCTGCGTGACAACAACAGACCTAGAGCTTCAAAAGCAGCTACACCTGGGACCAAGGTAGTCGCAACAGAAAGACCAATACCTAGAACTGAGTCTAGCCATCCTTCCCCAGGGTTCGTAAGGTCTACGGTATTAAGCATCGGATCAATAACACAATCCTTATCAACAATCACAGGAACCTTACCTGCCGCCTCAAACTTTGCTCGGGTGGCAGGATCAAGGGTGCCAAAGTCAACTGGGATCACCTCATTCATACACTCAGGTCGCACGTTGTCAACAGTCGTAACCATCGTATCCTTGAAAAGACTCTCAAGGAAAGTGCAACTCTGCATAGAAAGGGCTAAGGTCAGAACCACTAGCCCACTGATAAACTTCTTACTTCTCATACTTTTAAATCCTCACTACTATTCTCATCGCTCCAGGGAGGAGTAATTTCCCCACCAGGAGTATTCTCAGCCTTTACAGGGTTCAAGGAAGCTTCAATGTTCATGACAATCTCCTTACCCACTTCATAAGTGCCAATCTCTACAAGAGACTTAAGATCGAGAGTGTTCTCCATCCATTCGGCAATTTCTGCGGGTGTTCCCGCTTTAGACTTCTTAAACTTAGGTGCAGACTCCACGAAACTAGGCCACTGACCTTGCTTGGTAAGACGCACATCAAAGTCATTCCCCTTCTCCAAGGAGATAATGGTCGTGTTATCAGGATCAGCTTCATCTACAAAGTCATCACCCACCATCGCTCCCATCACACGAGAGAAAAGCTGTTCACTCATGGCGAGGAGCTTAACAGGATCCTCACCTTCCTCTTGGAGCTTGCGAGAGACTACAATCGAGTAGTATCTAGCCTTGGCTCGAATCTTAGAAGCCATGTCACCAAACTTGCTTGGGACATTCTTGCCGTCAGGCTGCTTGCCTAGACCGAGATCACGATGGCGTTCCCACAGATCGTAATACATGTCACACATCGGGCACTTCTCACCCTGAGTACGACGGCACTTGTAGTTCTTGTTGTGACCCTTTTCGTCAACATACTTGTGTACGCTCCCCTCTAGGAAGAATTCCATAGGGTCATCCTTTCCTGGGAGGAAGCGAATTACGTTGCTTCCCTCACTCAGATCGATCCAGTCAGATAGACCAGATCCCTTTTGTCCAATTGATTCCTTTTCCTGAATCATCTTGTTGTGCATTTCTCGAAGTTCTGCTAGAGTTTTTGCCATTGTTTTCCTTTGGGCTGTTTTTGCTAGGTGCTAATACTACTGTAAAGCTTGGTTTCCATTCTGCTATTAGCGGACAGTTGGACAAGCATGTCTTTCTTCATTTCAATTGAGCTACAGATACCTTTGGCGTATCCATAAGTCTCTTGACGGTGTTGTATTATAGTAACTAATTCCGCAGATGAGGGAAGAGAATATACATAATCCTCCGCAGCAGCAGCAGTTAGTTTTACGGATTCTTTTCGTTTCTCGTTTCGGGCACCCGCTTTATATTGATCAAAGGCTTCCACAGCCTTGTCTAGAAGCCTCTTGGACTTAATCATTATACCATGATAGTAGGAGTATTGGGCAGCAATATTCAAAATACCATTGGAAATCGCAGAACTATTCGGGTCAATGCTCAAAAGGTCCGCACAAATATCATTATAGTACTCCTCAGTAAGAGGGTGGGCCTCATCAATTATGTGTATCTTAGACATATAGGGTTATAAATATTTTTGGGTTTAAGTTATGTACTAGCATTGTCTGCTTAGACAATGCCACAACAAGCTGCTCATTCGTCAAGAGCATTCTTTGTTGGTCAAAGTTCTTCTCATCTAACCCGCACCCTTCAAGCATGCAGTGGTAGATCTCGTGAATAATAGTCTCACGAGCATCCAAATCTGAAAGGTTCATTTCTAATTTTATGGTGCGGCTATCAAACTCCGTTACCCCATCTACTTTAGTATCTCCGTAGTAGAGATCACTATGTAATTCAAAAGTAAACTTAGCCCACCCAACATCTACGGAGGCTATTTCCTTGTCTATAAGTTTGTTGTAGACATGTTTCTTATCCTTGATAAAGGGAAATTCACTGCGCTTGGCTTTCACTGGATGGCTCCTTCATTTGAAGTGTCGAGTAGTCCACCGACACATTTATTAAGTAGTGCTGCCTTGCGTCACGAGCCTTCATAACATACACTCTCATCGCACCCTCATCATACTCTTCCTTATTTTGATTTAAGGAAATGACCCAATCTGCCGGTCTGATCTTACCGTAGCTATCGCCTAGTTCGGCATCTGTAATGATGGGAACTTTCCTAGCCTGCCTATTAGTTTGAGTTGCCGTCCAGACCAAGGCATTCTGCTCCACCGCAATACCTCTGAGTTCCTCTGTGATCCTTTGCTGTGCTAGGTATTCCGAATCAATAATTCTATTTGGCCTAAGAAGCTCTAGGTAGTCCACAATAATTAAATCAGGCACAAAGTCCTTGTGCAGTCTCAATTGGACAAGAAGTGCTCGGATCTGATTCACGTTAGAAAGCCCCGTAGGGAACTCCTTAATAACAAGCCTTCCATTACTCTTAGTCTTAACCTCATTAAGCCTAGACTTTAACTTTAGC